CAGGCTGACAGTCAGGGTCTTGGGCTTAAAACCCTTGTGGCCTTTGTCGGTGTTGCTGGTCTGGCCTGACAGATCGTCGCTCTCAATCCGCAGATTGCCGGTGACCTTGAGATTCTTCCCGCGCACTTCTTGCCCGTCGAGTAGTAGCGTCATAGGCCCACCAACTCACGAACGAAGCTCAAGCCCTTTTCAGATCCCACCAGCAGCGCGCCGGCGCATAACACCCATTCATGCCCGGGCGCATCACCGGCCAGTAGCGCCTGGCGTAACTCGGTGGCATTGCCGGGGCCGATCAAACGGGCGCGCATGCTGCTGTCCGGGTTGCCGCCGGCGAGCAAGGCTTTCAAGTCGGCCAGTTGTTGATTCCGGCCCAACTGTTGAGCCGCCTTGCGAGTGGCCAGCGCGGCGAGGTCGGACATCGGAGAACTGTCGGCGGCGTAGCTCTCCAGGACGGCGAGCTGGCCAGCCATAGATTGCTGCGCGGCCTTGACCACGGTGCAACGCTCCAGGGGCAGCGCCTGCCAACGCGGCAAGGTGCCGGCGGCGGGAATTTCCCACTTTTCCGTCTCAAGCTTGGATAGGTGCCGTGCGCGGCGTTCGGTTCGCACCAGGTCGGGCATAGGCAACAGCGCATTGAAGCGCGCCAGGCTGTTGGCCAACTGATCAAAGCGTGTGGCCAGAAACATCAGGCACAGGGCGAACTGGGGACCGCTCGGCCGGCCGGTATCGCTCACGTCCACCAGTTTGCCGGACAGCTGCTGCAGCAAGTTTGGCGCTGACAGGAAACGCTGGTAACCGCGTCCCTGGCCAATGCCGCTTTGAAAAGGCGTCACCACCAGGCACGCGGGGGCCTCGCCCATTTGCTCTGTTAGAGCCGCACGGCCTGCGGCGATCGCGCCTTGGGCAGCACTACCCACCGGCCCCGGGTTGGTGCTGGTCTTGTCGCTCAGATCCGCCAGGCGCTTGGCGGTACTGACCAGCTCTCCGCCGGCTAGGCCCTGGGCCGCTGACAGCTGGCCCATCCATTCGGTAGCCTGTTCAGGCCAGCGCATTGTCACCGGCGACCAGTTCATGTCAGGCATTTGGCAGCACCAGTGCAGGCAGTTCGGCCACCAGTTCGGCGCTGGTCGGTGCCTTACGCTTTTCCTGCTCGATCGCCGTCAATTGATCGTAGCAATAGGCCCAGCACAACGAGCGCCAGGTACGAAACGCCACGCCGTCAGCCTGAAACTTCGGCACTGCCGGTTCATCCGCGTAACTGATCGCATCCTTGAGGTCGTTGTAACCCGCCGCCTTGGCAGTTTGATCAAGGAACAGCTGTACGCTGTTCACAAATCCAGCTCTTACCTGCTCCCACGTCAGCGGCGGCGGGTCCAGGGCAACCGGTCGGCCTTTAACGGCTTGAATGATTTTACCCTGCGCTTGGGCGGCAAATAGAGACTGGTATTCGGCCTGGGTGATCTCCAGTAATTGCGCAGCTGGCGGCAGGTTACAGCCAGCATTCGGGACTTCTATCAAAGGTGGTTTGGCCTTGGGGTCTTTAACCTTGATCATCGGAGCTGTATCCGTTGAGCCCTCGGGCGCCATCCAGTCAGGGTCCGGCACGCTGATCATTGGGTGTTTCCACTTCGGATCAGGGATAAGGGCAGTGCGCTCGCCATGGGCGCGGGTGTCGTAGAAGCCAGCTGTTGCGGCGTGAAAATAGATGCTCATGATTAGTAGCCAGAGGCCTCCCAGTAGATTTCATCGGGCGAGTTGAAAGGACCGGATATCACCGAAAACTGAGTGTTGCTGACGATCAGCGTGTTGGTACCGGTCAAGTTATCGGAATAAAAAAGGCTGGTTCTGGATGCGACCAATGACGCGCAACGATTTGGGAACGCGATGGGAAAACTGCGGTGGGTCACAGTGTCTGAGGCGCCCAGTGTGAAGCCCCACTGTTTAATGAATCCGGTCTGCGCGCATTTCCACCAGCCGCTTGGCCCCAGTGATGCGGTGTTCTTCAATACCGCGCCAGGCACGTCGGGTGTCGCCTGCGGCAAGTTCGTGAGCCCCGCCGCGCTACCAAAGTAGGCACCGGCCACGGACAGATTGCCGCCCTCAGTCAGAGTCATCGCGTTGTTGGTTGAACCAACATGGGTCACTACCTGCGCGGGTGTGCTGGCTCCGCCGCCGGCATAGGCTTCCATTGAGGCCAAATGCCGCTCATTCCACTTGGTAGCGCGCCAAACCATGTACGCGTAGCTATTTATGGAACAATCCAACTGTATCGCTGGCGACCTGCTGCGCCAGTCGACAAACCCACCGCCCAGTTGCGGAAAGTCAAACCTTGCGGTCCCCGTCAGCGTGCCGCCTGCCAGCGGTAGTTTGGTCGCATCCCCGATCGTAATGTTTTGGGTGCCATCAAACTCCACGCCATTGATCAGTCGCGGTGCCGCAAGCTTCGATGCGCTGCCAGCATTGCCCGTAACAGCAATACTGTAGGTTCCTGATAGGCGCGCAGCGGGAACGGTGCCAAGGGCAAGCGCGCCGGCGTTTAAACCGCCCAGCGATCCACCGTCGCCAATGTAAGATCCCTTGATGGTGAGGGAGCCAGAACCGTCGAAGGTAAACGCGCCAACGGCCCCTCCTACGTGCATCACCACAGTGGGTTGGGATGTGGAGGAACCGCCGGCATACACCTCCATAGCAGCCAGGTGACGATCTCCCCAGCACGTGCCTCGCCATACTTGATAGGCCGCTGTATTCGTCGGGCAAGAGATCTGCAAGGCCGCGCTGCGGTCTTTCCAATCCACAAAGTAACCAGCCATTGCTGGAAAGTCCGCATAGAGCGAGCCGCTCAGTGTCCCGCCAGTCAGTGGCAGCTTTCCGTCATCGGTGATCTGAATATCTTTGGAACCGTCGAACGGGATATTGTTGATGCGCCGAGCGGATTCAAGGCTGCTCGCCGTCTTGGCGTTGCCCGTCACACTGATGTCATAGGCTCCCGCCAGGCGGGCCTTGGGGACTGTTCCCGTCGCCATCTCGCTGGCATTCAGACCCTGCAGCAAGGCCCCGCTGCCTTTATAGCGGCCGAGTATCGCCAGATCACCGTTACCTTCGAACGTGAAGGCATTGTTTGTGGGATGGACATGCAGCACCACCGAGGGGATTGAATCTTTGGTGCCCCCGGAATAGACATCCATCGCCGCCAGATCGCGCTCATCCCAGTTGGTGCCTTTCCAGATGGAATAAGCGTACTGATTAGCTGGGCAATCAATCTGCAAGGCTGGAGTCCTTTTCCGCCAGTCCACAAAGCCGCCACCCATCGCGGGGAAGTCGGCGCGGATGCCACCGGTCATCGTGCCACCGGCGACGGGCAACTTGGTGTTGTCCGCCACCGTCACGTCCGCCGAGCCGTCAAACGCCACGCCGTTGATCTTGCGCGAACTGCTCAGTTTGTCCGCACTACCTGAGCGCAGCTGGGGGTAATGACCGACCTGAGCGGCGAAGTGGTCAACCAGCGGCCCATTAACTTCGGCAACCTTGCGTAGATCGGTTACCAACCCTGAACCCGCGATATGGCCCAACTGGATGCAGTAGTGCCAGCTGCCGTCAGCGTCCAGGTAGTCGACCTGGTTGGGGTCAAACACCACCGTCCATCTGGCCAGCACGTCGTTCAGTTCCCGACGCAGAGACACATGCAGCCAAACCGGTGCTGGCAGCGCCGGCGGCGCGATCGGCAAGGCGCTGGCCAGCTCGACGCGGATGCCTTCGATATACGCCAGGCCAGGTTTGAGCTGGTAGCCGGCCGCGACCTTCTCCACCTGCAGGCCGTTGCGGTAGAAGCACGCTCGACCAAACATGTCACGGTTGCTCAGACGCTCGCGCTCATCAATCCCTTTGAGGCGCACGGTAAAGTCATGTTGCCAGGTGCTGGCATCAATCGTGATGCCAGTCAGTGCCTGGGCGCCGTCGAACACCACCAGGATGTTGCGGGTGACGTTGTTGCCGATCTGCTGCGGCGGAATATTTTTGCGCTTCTGCTGCTGCGGGACATAGGCCACGGCCAACAGCACATTTTCGGCTGTTTCCAGGCCGATCCAGTTCCAGTCAAAGTCTCCGATTTCGCTGCCCAGCATCGAGCTGTAAACCACCTGATTGGGGTTCACAAACCCGATGTTTTGCGGTGGGATCGTGTAGGTGTGGACGATCTGCCCAGCTGGCGGCTTCGTCGCGGCTCGATTGACTGGGCTATTCGGGTTCAACCCGGGCACGTTGGCAAACACAAAGCGCACAACCTCGAGGCGTTGTTGAGCTCCGAGTTTTTGGGCAATCAGGCTTTCGCCTGCAAGGGTAATACTGGCTCCCACGAGAGGCTCCTACAGGCTGGCGATCAGCGTTTGCTGATCGTCGTTAAAGTCAGCCGCGCCAAGGCGCAGCGATACGGGGGTGAGGGTCACGAAGTCATAGCGCCGACAGGTGCGGCCGTACTGTTGAATCAGCACGCGCAGCAGCTCCGGGTTCTGCGACAGTTGGGAGTCGGAAAGACGCAGCATCACAACGTCCCAGTCCCGATCGGGCATGCGTTCGTCAATCTCGACGTAACCCACCCCCAAACGCTGCAGGATGCGTTTGAGTCCTGCCGTGCTGCCGGCGTCGACCGCATTGATAAACGCGAACTTGACCCGAAGTCGGTACAGGCTTTCGGGTTCGTCCTTGAAGCGGCTGATATCCCGTTGCCAGGCCAGCAGATCCAGCACGGTCAGGTGGCAGGTGTCGGCATCCATCTGCAGCAGCGGCCACTGCAGCCAGCCTTCGACATTCTCCCACCAGGACTGGGCAGCGGCTTTCAACTTGGCCAACTGCGGGCCATCAAGCCAGAACGGCAAATTCAGCTTGATCATGCCGGCACCACCTGCAGGGTCTTGATCCTGGGAATGCTCAGCTCTGACACGATGTCGGCATTGTCAAAATGCAGCGACTCAATGCCAGGGAACTGCTGGTGAAGTTCTTCGCCCAGGCGGCTGAATGAAAACCGCGACTGGGGATAGGTCAGCGTCGGCTGATAGTCACCGGTACCACTCTCGCGGAACGCCGCACGAACGAACTGTTCCACCTCGGCGCGCAGCTTGGCGCGCTGCTCAACAGTCAGCAGCGGCCGTGGCCACAGGGTCAGGCTCAGCGCGTGCTGGGTTTCCGGAATCACCATCACCAGCAGATCATCGCCGTGGCCATGGTTGCCCTGGTCGCGGATATGCGCGTTGATTTGCTCCAGGTAAGTCGCCGCTGGCACGTCTGCATCAAACAGCACGTAGGCATTGGCACTGCCTGGCCCACGCGGCGCACCGTGCAAGAAATACACGCCGTCCGGCCGCACGCCCGGGAAGGCGGAAATCATGGCGCGATACACAGAGTCGGTGTGCCACTGGTTGACCGCCGAGAACTGGTTGCGTACGCGCAAACGCAGCTGATCGTCCGGCTCAGGATCTGCACCTGGTGCAATCAGCCAACCGTCCGCGTTCACCACCTGGACGATGCCGGCAATGGGCACCGGCAGGATGGCGTAGTAACCCGGGGCCAGGTTGTAGCCGCTGCCCACGTCCTCGGCTTCTACCGGGACCTCCAGCTGCAGCACGCCGTCCGCAAAGGTCACGGCCTGGGTAGTGATCAACTGGTAGATATGCCCGTTGATCGCCGCAGACTGCACCCTCACGCCGGCGGGCAATTCCAGCGCGCCACCCGGCACATCGCGGGTGAACAGCAGCACGCCTTTGGCCTTGGTCGCGCCTTTACGCTCGACGTTGACCGCCCAGGCCAACATATCCAGCCATTTGTCGCGTGCGGTTTTGACAAAGAAATTCGGCAGGATCGTGCCGCTGACGAAGTTGATCAGCCACAGCACCGGCTTGGTCACCAGCGCAGTGATTACCCGCCAGAACGGCGAATAGGCGCTGGTGTTGCTCATCTTGCTGCCCTGGGCCGCGACTTCCTTTTCCCACGCCTGGCGCAAGCCTTCCTCGGTGACTGGGATGCCGCCGTCTGCCAGAGCCTGCTTAAAATCTACGTCGCTCACAGGGTCACCTCGATGTCGCCAAATTTCAGCGTTTTCGCCGTGACCAGGTACTGGCCAGACTCCACTTGTTTAATCAGTGCCGTGCCCGGTACCAGGCGCTCGTCGGCCTCCACCAGCAGTTCCAGTTGCTGGATGCAGTCGCGCTGACGCAGCTTGCTGCGCTCGGCCACCAGAGTGACCAGCAAGCCGCTCTCGCGGATCATGTGCGCGATGTCCTGGGCGATGCTGGCCCGGTCCTCGATCAGCAGCGGCTGACGCGATGGGTCCAGTACCAGGTCGTTGTCGGCGATCAGCAGGTCGATGTATTCGCTCATCCGCCCACCGCCATGGCCAACATGCCTTCCAGCTCCAGCGGGTTCATCGGTTTGCCGGTGTGAATGTTGACGTTCTCCACGTGGGTGCCCTTGTTTTGGGTTTGGTTGTTGTTCTGGATGCTCGCCAGCAAGCCGCCCCGGGGCACGGCGTCGGGCCGTTTCGGTGACAGACTGGTGACTGCGCTATTGATCCGTTGCTGGCTTTGCTCGGCCTTCTCGGTCGGCTTGGACGCGGTGACCAGAGCCGGCGGTTGCGTTGGCTGCGCAACGTGTAGTTGCGGCCCGATCGGCGCCGGCGTTTTTAATGCCGGCGCTGCCACCAGGGCCGGCGCCGCACGCGGGGCTTCGGGAGCGGTCAGTGGCTGCGCGATCGGCGCCGGGGTTTTCGGCACAGGTGCCAGCACCAGGGCCGGCGCTTGGGTACGGGGCTGCAGAGCGTTGAGGGCTGGCATGGCCGGCTGCGGTGCTTTCGGAGTAGCAGCCATGACCAGGGGCGGCGCCTGGATGGGTTGCTGGGGAGCGCTCACCAATTGCGGCAGCAACGGTGCCTCGACCTGTGGCGCGCTGATGGTGGGCAAGTCAGGCGCGGCCGGCATGTCGCCGAACGCCGCATCTATCTGCACACCCGGGATCTTGTTCAACATCTCGATCAAGCCGTTGATCGCGCTTTTGAAGATGTTGACGATGCCGTCCCAGGCCGCGCTGGCCATGGCTGACCAGCCGCCCATCGAATCGAACCACTCAGACAGCGCGGTCAGTTGGCCGCTGACCCACTGGAACGCCTCACTGTTGAGCAAGGCGCTGGTCCACTCGTCCCAATAGACGATCGCCGCCGCAACAGCCGCGACCAGGGCCACGATGCCGATCACGATCCAGGTCACCGGGTTGGCCAACAACGCGGTATTGACCAGCCAGATCGCGCCCTGCCACAGCAACATCGCGCCTTTGACCAGGCCCATCCAGGCAACCATCAGCACCAGGCCAGCCACAAAGCCGATCACCATCACGGTGTGGTACAGGAACATGGCGATACTGCGCAGGCCGGCCATGGTCAGGACTTTCCACACCGTGACCATGCCCAGCCAGACCATCTTCGACATGCCCACAGTCAAGGTCAGCAAGGACATGGCGGCGATGATCCCGAACACGACCAATGTGGCGATTCCGATCACGCGGGTGATATTGGGGAACAACTGGGTCCAGCGGGTCAGAGTGCTGGCGATGCCCACCAGGCGATCCATCAGCGGCGCTAGGATTGGGATCAGTGACTGCCCGAACGCAATGCGCAGGGCCTGCACAGCGGCGCCGAACTGTTGCCACGGGTCCACCATTGCCTTGGCCATGCGCTCGGCGTTCTCCAGGCCACGCACATTGCCCAGTTGTTCCATGCCGTTTTTCAAGCGGCCGGTGTCGCCCATCAACGTGGTGATCAGGCGCGCGGCTTCGCCGCCGAAGGCATCGCGCAGCTTTTTACCGTTGGCCTCGATCGACAGATCCCCAAACTTGCCTTTGAGCTTGTCCAGGATGTCCATCATCGGCAGTAACTTGCCCTGCTGGTCGACGAAGGACATGCCGAGCTTTTCCGATGCGCCGCTGACGTTCTCAAAGAACGACTTGTAGAGGCCGCCAGCCTCACCGCCATCCATGGTGCTGCCCAGCGTGCCCAGCACGGCCATCTGCTCGGCCAGGCTCACGCCTGCAGTGCTGGCCAGGCCGCCGGCGGCTTTGAAGGCTTCGCCGATCTGCTCGCCGCTGGTGCGAAACAGCTGCACCGCCGTGGCGGTTTGGCCAGCCAGGGTTTCAACCCACTGCCCTTTCCCCATTGCGTCGGCTTGGCCTTTAAACAGGTTGTACATCGTGCCGACGTACGTGCCCATGGTGTCGGCGTCGGACTTGGTAGCCTTGGCCAACACGTCGCTGGCGTTGGTGAACGTCGCCAGCTGGTTGCCCACCAGTCCCTTGATGGCGCCTTCAATGTGATACGCCGAGGCGACGAAGTCGCGGGCGTTCTCCCCATAGGCCACGGAGAATTCCAAGGACTTGCGGTTCAGCGCATTCAGGGCGTCTTCAGCCACATTCAGCGATCGAACTTCGCCCAGGGCGCGGTTCATCTCCAGGGCGGGTTCCAGCGACTGGGTAATGGCCACGCCGGCGCCCACCATCCCAGCCAGGCCAAGGCCCATTTGGGTGATGTTCTTCTGGCCCTGTTCAGCCAGGTCAGAAAAGCCCATCTTGACCTTGCCCAGCGGGGCGGTGACCTTATCGGTCAGGCTCAGAATGAAGGCCAGGCGGGCGCTTTTGTCAGCCATCAGTGTTTATCCGTTGAGTGCGTAGGCGATGCCGTTGGCAATGGCGATTTCCATCCGGCGCCAGTGCTCATCCTCAAGCCACTTGGCCGTCCCCATCACCTCGGCGGTGGGCGCGGCGCCAGGTAGCCAGCGACCGGCCAGGGCCACCAGTTGGCCAAGGCCGCTTTCGGTCAGTCGTTCGGCGTGGTCGAGGGCTTTTTTACGGTGATTTCAACGTCCGGGCCGTACTCCTCGAGGAGCGCGCCGGCCAGTTGCATGACCAATACCGGGTTGCCCAACTGGGCCTTGAGCGTGGCGCGCTGTTCCTGCTTAACGGTGGTCACCAGCAGGTTGTTGGCCGGCGAAACCTTGTTGGTCTGGGTCACGGCGTTGAAGTACTTGGTCACGTCCTGCGGGGTCAGAGCGAAGGTGAATTCCTTGTCGCCGACTTCCAGGGTGATATCGCGTGTATCGGTCATGGTGTTGCTCCGTTCAGGTTTAGAAAGTGGTGGATCAGCGCAGGCAAACCCGGCGCACGTGGTCCTGCAGGCCTAGGATCATTTGCCGACTGAGGGCAAGCTGATCTCTGAGGGTGAAATAATCCTGTCGAGCGTCTGCTGTGAGTTCGGCGGCGCCTGCATCAGCCACGCCGCCGGCGCCGGCCGCAGGGGTGGTTGGGGCGCTACAGGTGGCGTTGAGGCGCAGCCGCTTAAGGCCAGCGTCAACAGCGCGG